TAATTCCATGTTATACCTCCATAGGTGACGGTGAATTGTAACCACTAAATTGGTTAATCATGTCTTGCATATTACCTGCATCATTCCTACCTAATTTAGCCATGTTTTCAGCGGCTTGCTGTTGTGCTTCCGCCTGTGCCTGTGCTTGTTGTGCTTCCGCCCTTTGTTGTCTAATCATTGCTACCTGTTTGTCAGGAACAATTAATTCTGGATCTATGCCTAACATATCTGCGTATGCATTAGCCCATTTATCAGAATCAAACTTATCTAATACGTCAGGTTTCATTTGTGCAATAGCACCCATTGTATTTGTATATCTATCAACACTATTAGTACCAATTGCACGTTGGGCTTGTGCCAACATTGATACAAACTCAACACTTAATTCCATACCTTGCAACTCTTCTGGTGCAGGTGGTATTAAATTTGCTTCTATCATTCTGTTAAAAGTGTTATCTATTAATGGATCTAGCAGTTCATTATGCAACCTTTCTAACACCGGGCCTAACATAAGCAGTTTTTCTTCATGTCGTTCTGCAACTTCTGTTGCGGTCATGCGTGTGTCAGTTGCATTAGCCAACATTAAAAACAAATCAGCATAGAAACTACTGTTTATACGTTGTCTTACGTCCTGTATGTCTGCTAATAAATGATTTAAATTTAAATTTACGTTAAATGCTGTCTCTATCTTGCCTTGTTGCCCATCAATAAACGTAACTCCTCCCGGCAAACTATCTACATCACGGTTTTTTAAATAGCTAGGTACTTGTAATGGTGGCTTTGTTTGATAGTCAATGCCTTGTGCCTTGCGTAATTGTTCATGTTGTAACTGTTTTACGTCACCTAATGCTTCCATTCCGGGTGAATTGCCATAGATATCACCACCTGCTATACCCCATCTTGGCACTACGCATGGAAAATCTCTGAATCCACTCTCTCTTAGTACTTGCTCGCCTTCTGCACCACCATGTTCAAAGTAACAAGACTTGTATTTCATGTTCATATTGTCTTGTTTATTGAAATCACGCTCTCTATCATCCCTTGGTTCTATAGCATGAATGATAGTAATCCATTGATCTAATGAACCTCTGTCGTGCAAGTTTTTAACAGACGTTGAACAGTTCTTATATCCAAACTCCCTTACTACTTCACTAACAGTTTTTTGAAATTCTCTATACAAAGTGTTGACTCTACCCTGATAATCTGTAGCTATTGCATATTCTCCTATGGTTACTGGGTAGTGATGTATAGCTGTTTGAGGATCAGGAAGAATTATAGAACCTGCTGTACCAAATGCTCCTAATTCTTCATAAATACTGTGTAATGTTCTGTATGTGTTGGACTTAGTAAACACTAATTGCATACGTTCTGTTACGTCATTCAGCCATAACTGTACAGGTGGAAACTTATTTAATTCCGGGTCTGCTGTTGCTAGTCTAAACCAAGGTCTTGCAGGGGATGTTGCACCCGCCATCATGCCTGCACCTAATGTTCTTAATGCCCTTGTACCAGTATTGTCGTATATCGAGTTATGTCTTCTATGTCCTTTGTTTCTGTCTTGTACAAAATAACGTCCGTTTCTTGGTAACAGATATGTTGTCACTTCTTGCCAATGTGACCACCATGTAGCCCTTTCTGATCTGAGATGACCCCATCTCGTCAGTAGTTTACTACGTTTGGTTTTCATGGATTAACCGCCTAATAATGTGTTTTTACCAAGATTTAAATCTTCTGTATTTATTCCTTGGTTGCCAGTTAGTAATGTACCACCCGCTCCTTGGTTTTTCATTAGTTGTGATTCTGCATTTATGCCAGATACATCAGCTTCTTGTCTGTTTGCTTTGTTGTATTCCTGTTCAGCACGTTCCTTCTCTGACTTGGCTTCAGCCGCCGCCTTTTGATTAGCTACTTTTTGTTCTGCTAATGCTTTTTCTTGTTGCCTTTTTTGGTTTTGTCCTTGAACAATTGAATAACCAGTACTGGCAACGGCGGTAATCGCTGCTACAACTCCCATGTCATAACTCCTTGGAATAGATAATGTCTTGTACACCATATTTTAGTCTCGGCATTATTGCAGACAAAGTGGTGTTTTCTTTGCAATGCCAAAGCATTAGTTTGCATCCGAGTGTTGTTGCATGGTTTTCTGTCTCTCTAATCAACTTTAGACCAAGTCTGCCACCCCGGTGTTCTTTGCTGATAAACAACAAATCATTTTGAGCTAACTTAAGATCCGCATAATGCAGATGATTAGTGACAAAATTAACAGAATAGCCAATCAAAGCATCATCTTGTCTAGCTGAAAGTATGAATATACGATTAGACTTTTCCATTTCGTAGTAAGTCTTTTCGTCTGGCTTTAGCTTCATCACTTGTTTGTTGCGAGCAATCTCTTCGTAATGCTCTTCAAACAGTACTGATGCTTCTGCCAACATCTCGTCAACTGTGGCAAGTTTGATTTCCGTTTTGGTTACCCTACTTTTGTTAACAGTACAAGCAGATCCATTAGTTACGGTCACACTAGTCATAAAGAATACTTAGGTACACAATCAAATATTATATGCACTCTGTCTGTAGTGCCAACATTGTGTGCTGTATGGTCTTTTTTATGGTTAAACCACCAGACATCGCCCACCTCAAACTTTTGTTTTTCATCGCCGCAGGTTTGATAACAATGTTTATTAGATTTAAGTACTAAATGAAACCTGCTAAAAGTATCTGCATACTTGCCTTGGTCGTTGTGTTTGGTTACATGACCACATGGTTTTAAATTAACAACAAATACTCTACCCATTTCTGTTACCTGTAGTTTTTCTAGTATTGGTTTTAACAATGGTAATAATGCAGGCTTGAGATAATCCATGCATGGGTAGTCGTATGAGCCTGTATCCCACATAACGTAGTAGATGCTCATCTTTAATGGCCCCCGGACATATATGCACTCTGTATCTTTATGTGCAGATCCTGTTGCATTCTGTCGTGCAGTTATTTGTTTCCAGAGCTCTGGTTTAGCATCCAATAATTTAATTAATGGGTCTACATCTAACCCTGTAGCTATGCGTTTAAAGTACTTTGTATGGGTCATATTCTTTCTTCTGTGTGGCCTTGTCTCTACGTTTTATGTATATGTCCTCTGGTAGTTTCTTAGCAACTGGGGCGGCAAAGGTTAGTGCTAGTGCATCTGCTAGATCTGGTGAACCTGCACCCTGTAATCTTTTCTTTATCTGATCTTTTGACTCTAGAACCTTTCTACCTTGGTTATCAAACCAATATGTTGGTGTAGCTAATTCTTGTTTTAGGGCTACGTCATTTGGTATTGCACCGCCTTCTTCTATCCATTCCTTCATCAAGTACCACATTTCTGTTCTACGGTTAATGTATTTCTCCGGGTGTATTGCTTTGCCACCAAATGGTATTTCCATAACGTCATATGATAACTGTCTTAATCTGTCTATCACTCCTGATCCTTGCCCTGCGTCACAGAATACTGCGTCTGGGTTATGTTCTTCGATTAAATTAGCCACTTTGGTCGCCAAAGTCATATTGTCTAATCCTTTATAAACATATGGAGTGAACGATTGTAATCCCTGACGTTTGAACAGTACAGACCTATCGTCACCAAAACGAGCTATATCTAAACCAAAGACTAATGGTGCGTGTTTGGTATCTGCTTCTAGATATACACGTTTAGCTGACTCTTCTGCATCACCCAGACTCACTAACTGATCATCACCACTTGCTGAGAAGTCACACATATATTCCCGGAGCCATGATTGTTCTGGCATATCTTTCTGCAATCTCTTTATCTCAGAGGGATTAATACTGCTTTCTGTGTCGAATACTGTGTACCTTCTTGATGCCCATCCTTCTGCACCAGACAATCCTTTATAAAACAACTCACTAAACATATTTAATCCCATTGGAGTGCCTATAAATTGGCAGAATCCTAGTGAATCTGACAAAGCAGGTTGCACAATGTCATAGAAAATTTCTGGTTTCATATTTGCTGTTTCATCTAGGATGCAACCATTTAGCTTCAGACCCCTTACTGCATCTGGGTTGTCAGCACCAAACAAACGAATTATTGCACCATTATGTTTAAACCTGATATATAACTCACCCTCGTTTATGTCTACTAAATTAATTCGTCTAAGTTTTTCTATGCGATCCTTTATGCGTCCCCACATAATGGCCTTACTTTGTTTAAGCAAAGGAGCTATATAGGTGTAAACCGCTAACTTATCTGTGGTCTTCAATGCATGATCCAATAACGTCATCATACTGAGCTCGCTCTTCCCGGAGCGTCTATGGCAAGCCAGAACAAGAAACCTATTTTGTTTTTGTAATAGATGTGCTTCCCTCTGCCATTTTCGTGGCGTGTACGACAAACTGATAGATGAATTAGTCACTCTTGCGGTACGCCTGTAGAAATAGTTACGTTGATATCTCCCTTGGTTTCAATGCCTATTAATTTTTCTGAATATTCTGCTGGATACCATTTTGCTAAAAGCCGAAGCCTGATGTCTGCCCTTTTGGCATTCCAGTTTACTATCGCATTATCGTATCTTGCGTTCTCTCCTTCGCCAATCAAAGGAGGTGGTGTGTCTATTATTTCTAAACATTCTTCTGCAATAGCACGAGCTCCGAGAAATCTAGATGTGTACACGAAGCGTGACATCAATGTAGGGTCTTTATCAAGCCAACGATACAACGTGCGGTACGATGGGTTACCTTTTTGCCTTGAAAATGCACGAAGAGTTCCACCATTAGCAATGTGTTCTAAAAGCTTTTCACAGATGATAGGATCAGGCTTTGCTATTGGCCGACCCAACTTTGATTGTTTTAAATCGGGTTGCATAGGAGACACGTTTTTCATAGCGACAAATGGCTGCGACATAACCACGACTGATACCAAACATGAGACTAAGACAGCCGTAACCTAGTCCCTCTTCATTAAGGTCACGCAAAGCATCAACAACAGTTTGAGTTATTCGACCATTGTAATTATGATGACTAGACCCGGTTCTATACCCCTGTTCCGTTATTCCTATAACAATAGTTTTAGGTTTAACTGGAGTACAAGTCATTCTAAAAAAATATAAAATTATTTAAATACTATAAGAAAATTTGATTAGTAGCAATGGTTTTTAATCAAAAGCATCTTTTCTTTTTAAAATTTCGTATTCTGATTGACATTTACTACAGGTAATATTTGTAAGTACTGAATACTCTGGGTATTGTGGCATTGTTTCATCTATGTCGATATCAATTCCCGGAGACAGGGCATTATCACACCAATAACAATTCATTTTCCA